AGTTCTTTCAAGAAGTCAATAAATTCTGCAGATTGGAAATAGTTTAAAACTCTAGATACTGTTGGAACTTTATATTTTAGTTGCTCTGCACTGTTTTCATCCCAGGGAGTGAACGATTTATTCACTTGGTTTTCAGACATGTAAGAATTATCAGAGCTTTCTGTCTCCCAATAATTTGTTTCCTTAAGTTCTTTGAAACACTGTGCAGAAATTACAGGATTGATAAAATTATCAATAGTAATATTTGGGAATGGTTTAGCGTTATTATAGTTAAATTTGAGATTGGATGCGAGTTGATGATTTTTAAATATTTCTTGATCGTGTTCTCTACGAAAAATAGCAACAAAATCACAGTATTGTGTTTCAGTATCTACAGAAACATGATCTGCTTTTACTGGATACCCACAATGTGCTGACCATTTTTCTAAAGAAAAACCAGCATCCCTATAAAATCTCCAACAATCCATTGGATATGGATGATATTCTCCTGTAGATGGTGCATTGATATAGATGTATCCCCCAGGTTTGACGCATCTGCACTTCTCTTTAAAGAGTTCCCAAAAAAACTCTGTATGTTCAAAAACAGATGAAGAGATAACTGCATCAAAACTAGCGTCTTCAAATGGCAGTTTATGTGGATCTTGTAAAACCACATCAACACCAGGACCTCCTTCAAGGTCTACACCAAACCATTCACTACCTTCAGGACAAATGTCTCGTAAACCTCCATTTCTATTGCAAGAACCAACTTCTAAAATTTTTCCAGAAATAGAATAATTATTTAAAAATTGTCCTCCCCACCACATAGCTGTATCATGCATATTAGAACCCAGCTTCCATTTTAGCGAGAATATATTCTTTAACTAAACCAGAGCGGACAATATCATCTACCCCAAATTCAATTATATCAAATGAAGTCATTTTACGCAAGACGTTCATAAAGTCCACAATACCATTGCGTTCATTTGATTTCTGAAGGTCAGACTGCCTAGCATCTCCACAAAAACAGATCTTCGTATTTTCACCCACACGAGTAATAATACTATCAAGTTCATGGAAGTTCAGGTTCTGAAACTCATCAACAATAACGATGGCATTATCAAGAGTTGTTCCACGCAAGAACGATGTGGACCAAAACTTGATGGTCTCCTGCGACTTCAGATTACCATAGAGCATCTCAAAATCAGCATCACTAGGCATCTGGAACATGTATTTGACCATGTTCTTATATGGGATCTGATAGATATCTGCCTTGTCCTCATGAGAACCAGGAAGGAAACCAATCTCTCTAGTCGCCACCAGAGAGCGTACAAGGTAAATACGCTCATATGGCGTGGTTTCACTCAAAACGTCACGAAGCGCATTGTAGAGGGTAATAAAGGTCTTACCGGTGCCTGCACACCCATAAGCGACGATATGTTTACCTTCTTGGTATGACTCAAATAAACGTTTTTGGTTATCTGATAATGGATCAATATCAACCAGATAATCTGAACTAAGAGGCTTTCTCCTCTTCATCTGCTTTGCTGTGAGTCCAACCCCAATGGGTTGCTCTGCAGATGCTCTTTTTCTTCTAGGCATACTTAAAGTTTCTTAATTCGTGAACCAGGCATTTTTTGAGCCCTGTGGAGAACATCATTCCAACCAGGATTCTTTTTACGGAGTTTATCCTTCCACTCTCCAACCTCACCAACACCTGGTGCGTTGTCTGGAGTGTAATATCTTTCCCAGTCGGGATTATCTTCCCTCCACTGATCCCAAGCATGAACGCTCATAACAACGTCTTTCGTTTCACCAGTTTCTTTATTTCTTACTGGATATGTAGCCATAGTTATAATTTCAATGTGATGTATTTAGACCCACTCAAGTGCTTCTGCACAGGTGGGGAACTGTTCGATAAAGACCTTCTTACAACCCTCTGCAAGGTCCATGTGCTCCTTCTGAGTGCCGTTGGCGGTCCTCAGGTTGATGTAATGAATCCAGGAGCGGCAAGAACCAGACATATAGATGCGGGTTGGAGTTGCCAAAGGAAGCACAAAACGAGCACATTCCTTTGCGATTCCAGAGTCTAGCATGGACTGATACAGAACCATTGCTTCGTCAAAGTGACGACGAATCTTGATTTCAAACTCTTGCTTCACAAACGGGTCAATGTCGTCAATAGAGTTCTGACGGTTCTTATTATCTTGACGACGAAGGTCAAACATAGGAACTTGGTCTGCCAGCATAGAACTATCAGCATACCGTTGCGAAAATTCTTGATATGTGAACGAACGGTGCCGAAGCACTTGAGCTGCCACACCTCTGGTAGTTTCAAGTTCCAGAGTCATAAATGCCTGCTCAAACACAGACCAGTGGTTGTGCTTAATGCAGTAACCCAACAGTTTTGCATAGTTTGGGTTTTCCTGGTTATTTGGGTTTGACACACGAGCAACGTATGCCATCATCTTCTCCGCATCGGGAGTTACGCTGATCAGTTTAACGCTCATTTAAAACCTTTCTTGTCCAATACATCTAGTTCATTTAGTTGCTCTTTAAGAGAGCGAAGTTGCTTTTTCATCTTTATCAACTGTTCGCTTGTATAAAGATGTTCTTGTTTGATCAAACGCTCAAGCATTTTGACCAACTTTTTTCCTCTACTTGTCATTAGTCTGGATAACCATCGTCGTCGTCAAAGATTTCATCATAATCACCAATCAGAGTATTATTCTCTGGTGTTTTGTATGCTTGCGGATCAGAATAAACTTCTGCTTTGAGACTATCAACCAATAACTCAAGGTTTCTTACCATAAGTTTTAATCGTTCTCTGTCCATGTCAAAGTATACACTGAATATATTATAACATAAAAAAGAGGGTGATCAACCCTCATCGTTTAAAAGAATTCTGCAGATTCGCTTACATGTGGCTTGGTCCTCATCGCATTCAATTAAGCAGTCAAAGTAATCGTTGACCAGATCTAACTCTTCATTACATCTGTTTAAATTGGCGTCAATGTGTACCCATTCAGCTAATTGATTGCGTGATAAGAGATTGTGCATTCACACCTCCAACGCAATTTTTGATATTGTTGAACATAATATGAATAGAATTTCAGAGCATAAGCGGAATCCTTAATTCTGTATTATGTAGTACAGTTTGTGTAAATTAACTAATATTTGTTAAAAAAACATATAAGTACAAAAAAAGAGAGGTTGTGAAACCTCTCTCTTTACTATTTGGTGAGAACTTTAATCTCTCCATATATCAGTGATAGAAATGCTACAGAACCAAGGGATACGATCCCAGCGACTTGTAGTGCTCCCATATCACTTTACATAAGTGCGACCACGATAGCAGAAAGTGCCGTGAGACTCTTTTGCTGGTTGGTGTACTTCACACTTAACACCACGATATGCGGTGTGAGTGATCTGTGCATCATGGACAGCAGATGCTTTGTTGATCTGCTTCTTGATGATTTGAAGGGTGTTCATAAGTTTACTCCTGAAATACTAGGGATT